GAAAAAGATGATGACTCATGGGTGCATGAGTACAGGGGTGAGTTTTGCTCACTTCCCGACAGGAATCTTCGTGCAGAAACTCTTGAAAAGTTTGGAATTAAGTGTGAGAAGGATGCAGAAGGTAACATTATCAAGCACCATTACCCATACTACAATCAGAAGGGAGAGATGGTAGGCATGAAGACTCGCCTCGTAGCCAATAAGAAATTCTTTTGTTCTGGTGACACTTCAAGTAGTAATATGCTATTTGGACAAAATATATTCACATCAGGTGGTAAATATATTACTATATTAGAGGGTGAGATAGATGCCATCTCTAGTTTTGAGGCACACAGTTCTAGGTGGCCTAATGTATCCATAGGTGTAGGTGCTCAATGTGTTGCTAATATTAAAGCAAACCTTGAATGGCTCGACTCATTTGAAACTGTAGTTATATGTTTTGACAATGATGAGGTAGGCAGGGAATCAGCATTAAAGATAGCACCATTACTTGGGCCAAATAAGTGCAAGATATTGACACTTGCCAAGTATAAAGATGTAAGTGATTATGTATCCAACAATGATTCAAAAACATACCTAGATGAGTGGTGGAACTACTCAAAAGAATATACAGTCAGTGGTGTGGCTACTGTTGAGGATATGCGTAATGCTCTTCTTGACTACAGAGACACAGAACTCATACCTTTGCCAGAGTCATTTGGAAACCTAAACTACATGATGAGAGGTGGTATTGCTAGAGGTGAGTTAATTAGTATCATAGCACACACCTCTATTGGCAAGACTACTATACTTAATGAATTGATTTACCATTTTGCCACCAAGACAGAAGAGAAGATTGGTTGCTTTATGGTGGAAGATAACATTGATGAAACTATTAGAAAGGTAGTTTCTGTAAGCACAGGTGAGAACCTACAACTGGTCAAGCCAGAAGAACTTAATGTTGATAGTATTATGGATGAGGCATTGAAGATTGGATTTGCCTCAAAGATACAGCTACATAATGATGGTGGTGGTAGCATTGATTTAGAGGAAATGTTTTCTAAGATTAGATACTTTGTCAAGGGATTAGGGTGTACTGTTATACTTGTTGACCCATTGCATACTGCCATTAAGAACCTTAGTAATGAGAACATTGAAGAAGTAATGGACAGGTTCATTAAGTTGTGCAAAGAAACAAAAGTTGCAGTCATTTTAAGTACCCATACAAGGAAGCCAGATGATGGTGCTCATCCTCACAAAATTAGCGAATATGACGTTAAAGGTAGTGGAGCAATACCGCAGGCTTGTCATACTAATATTCTCTTCTCTAGGGACAAATTAGCAGAGGATGAATACACCAGAAATTCAACCAGAATTCGTGTGCCAAAATTGAGACGTACTGGGCAGACAGGTGAAGGTGGTTGGGCTTATTTCAATCCAGAGATTGCACGACTGGAGAAAGGACACAATCCAGACATGGGAAGTAATGGAAATGACTTTTAGTTGCGACATAGAAACTGATGGTCTAGACCCCACTAAAGTTTGGTGTATTGCTGTGCATAACCACTATGATGAAAGCACTATGATGTGGTATCCAAATGAAGGTTGGGATACTAATGATAATGGTTCATTCCAAGAATGGTTAGACTCAGAGGATGTGTACAAACTTGTATTCCATAATGGTATAGCATTTGATATACCTGTGTTAGAGAAACTTTACAACATAGACTTTAGAAATGTTGAGATTGAAGATACCATGTTACTTAGTCAGTTGGACAATCCACGCAGAGAGGGTGGACATTCTCTTGCTAACTGGGGTGAATACTTAGGTTTTCCTAAAGGGGAGCATGAGGATTGGTCTAAGTTAAGCACCGAGATGATTAACTATTGCCTAAAAGATACTGAGATAACAACTAAAGTATATAAACTTATGATGCAGAAAGGATTAAGTGAAGATGCTAAACAGTTAGAGTATGCTACAAAGAAACATTGTTCGTTGCAAGAAAGAAATGGTTGGAAGTTTGACCAGAGAGGTGCAATATATGTACTTCAACAAATCAATGAGGACTTACGTAAGGTAGAGCAGGAAGTACATAAGAAATTTGTACCTCTGGCTGTATGGAATAATAAGATTGCTGTTAAAAATAAATTCAAGAGTGACCACACAAGAACTAAAGGCTATCAAGCAGAGGTTGACTTGCAGTGCCACACAAATGGCAAGGGTGACTATGGATACTATTCATATCCAGAATTTAACTTGGGCAGTAGAAAGCAGGTAGGCAGACACTTGGTGCATTATGGTTGGAAACCTACAGTCTTTACTAAGACAGGCAGACCAAAGGTAGATGAGTCTACACTAAAAGATGTGGACATACCAGAGGCTAAGTTGATTGCTCGGTACTTGATGTTGCAGAAAAGACAAGGACAGATAAACTCTTGGCTTGATGAGTACAATGATGACACTGGAAGAATCCATGCAAGAGTACATACTATGGGCACTGTCACACACAGAATGAGTAGTAGCAATCCCAACCTACAGCAAGTGACTGCAAGTGGTAAGGAGTATGGTTCGGAGATGAGAGCCTTGTTCATAGTACCAGAAGACAAGGTGCTGGTAGGTGCTGACTTATCTGGACTTGAACTTAGATGCCTAGCACACTACATGAAAGATGACAACTATACAAAGTCATTGTTGACTGAGGACATACACACAGTCAATCAGAAGTCAGCAGGTCTGGAAACGAGAGATGAAAGTAAGCGTTTTATTTATGCCTTTCTATATGGTGCAGGGGATTTTCTCATAGGCAAGATTGTAGGTGGCGGTATTAAAGAGGGAAAGGAAGTCAAAGCAAAGTTTCTTGACAACACACCTTCACTAAAGAAACTGAGAGAGTCAGTACAAAGAGCATCCAAAAAAGGATACTTAAAGGCACTAGATGGTAGACGAGTGTTGGTTAGAAGTGAACACGCATCTCTGAACTTCCTACTTCAAAGTGCAGGTGCAATTATTTCTAAGAGAGCATGGGAAATATTCCATATTCTTGCAGATGATTTTGACTACAAACAACTTGGGGTTATACATGATGAGATACAAATTGAGTGTAATCCAGAGGATGCAGAGGCAATAGGATATTTAATTGTTGATTCTATGAAAGTAACAACAGAGTATTATAAACTGAACTGTCCAATAACAGGAACATTTAAGATAGGGAGAAACTGGAATGACACCCACTAAGGACAAATTCAATCCAGATTACTATACACAGGGTAGTATAGAATGTATTGATTATATTATTTCAAAAAAACTTAACTTCTTAGAAGGAAATGTGGTAAAATATATCACCAGAAGTAAACACAAACATAAAGACGGACTTGATTGCCTCAAAAAAGCACAATGGTATTTGAATCGTCTAGTAGAATTAAAAACAAGGGAAGGAGAAACAGATGAACAACGGTAAATCTATTGATACAGTAATAACTGATGTATATGATGTGATGAAGTCAAAGGACTACTCTGGAGATTTGAATGACATCGCTATGAAGTGTGGTCGTGAGGTAGAAGAGGCAATTAAAAATGCCTTTGAACCTTACGAGAACAAGAAACAACTGAGAATGTCTAGCATAGGTCGTTGTGAAAGGGCACAATGGTATGGTATTAAAGGCTATGTGCCGGAAGAGATTGGTGGTAATGTTTACCTCACCTTCCTTCAAGGTCATGTACTAGAGGCAATGCTAGTGGCATTAGTAAAACTATCTGGGCATACTGTTGAAGACCAGCAAAAGAAACATACTGTTTCGGGCATCAATGGTTCACAAGATTGTACCATAGATGGTGAGTTGGTTGACATCAAGACAGCGAGTGCTTGGTCTTGGGATAATAAGTTTACTGAGCATGGTATTAAAGATGATGGCTTTGGTTACATCAAGCAATTATCTGCTTATGGTAAGCCAGATGAGAGAGAGCATGGCTACTTCTTAGCATTGAATAAGAACAAGTCAACTCTTAAACTGTGTAAGCAACAACTTGAGCAAGACATTGATACCTACATAGTAGACTTGAAAGATAAGATGGAGTCAGACACACCACCTATGAGGTTGGCTGATGCTACTAAATTCAGCAAGGCAGAGGGTAAGGAAAAACTCTGCATGACTTGTGCATTTTGTGGTTTCAAAGAAGATTGCTATGGTAGTCTGATTGCCAAGCCAATACCATCTGGTAAAATAACTAACTATTTCGTTGACAATGTTGGAGCAAGTTTTTGAAACAACTACCAGAACTAAAGGCATATATCTCAGCAACATTTGATGTGTGCCTAATATGTGAGGAATTGGAAATTGAACCAGAAGAACTCTTGGACAAGTTTGAAGACAGACTAATCGAGAGAAGGGAGAGGTTCTTGGAAGATTTTGAAGAGCAACGATGAAGAAGAAAACATTGTTGTATTGGTTAGTTTTCAAAATAAGTTATCATACTACCTATATATATTATACAGTTAGAAATCTTTTCAAAAAGTATGAAGACTAAACCCCACCCCATTATAAACAAATTAAAGTATGCCCTAAGACACAGTAACTTATGGCGTACCAAAACTATTACTGACAAAAAGAAAGAACAAAAGAAGAGAGGAGACTATATTGAAGACACTACCAAATGACTACCAGAATTTCATAGCACTAAGCAGGTATGCTAGGTGGTTGCCAGACAAGAAGAGAAGGGAGACATGGGAAGAGACTGTCGCTCGTTACTTCGACTTCATGGAAGAACACCTAAAGGAAAACACCAATGCTGAGTTAGTACCGAAGACCAGAAAGATACTTGAAGATGCAGTGCTAAAATTGGAAGTCATGCCTAGCATGAGAGCCTTGATGACAAGTGGTGAGGCTTTGAAGAATAGTCACATAGCAGGGTACAACTGTGCCTACTTGAGTGTTGACCATCCTAAATCATTTGATGAGTGTCTTTATATTCTTATGCATGGCACTGGTGTAGGATTTAGTGTTGAGAGACAGCACATAGCAAAGTTGCCAGATGTACCAGAAGAGATAGCAGATGTAGATGATGTTATTTTTGTACAGGACAGCAAGGAAGGTTGGCAGTCAGCGTTCAGAAAACTCATTAGTTATTTATATAATGGTGAGTCACCTACATGGGATGTGTCTCGTATCAGACCTAAAGGTGCAAGGCTAAAGACTTTCGGTGGCAGAGCAAGTGGTTCAGAGCCATTGGTGGAACTGTTTAATTTCACAGTGACCATATTCAAAAATTCTACAGGAAGAAAACTAAACTCTTATGAGTGTCACCGTCTGATGTGTAAGATAGCGGAGGTAGTTGTAGTGGGTGGTGTTAGACGAAGTGCCCTAATCTCTCTATCCAATCTAACTGACGAGCGTATGCGTAATGCTAAGACTGGACAGTGGTGGGTAGACACTCCAGAGATGGCACTGAGTAATAACTCTGTCTGCTATACAGAGAAACCTGACATTGGAATATTTATGAAGGAATGGTCTGCACTCTACGATTCTAAATCTGGTGAGCGTGGTATATTCAATAGAGAGTCTGCAATAAAACAAGTTGCTAAGAGTGGAAGAAGAGATACTGAACATGACTTTGGATGTAACCCTTGCTCAGAGATTATACTAAGAGATGGACAATTTTGTAACTTAACTGAGGTAGTCATAAGAGCAGAAGATACACAGAAGGACATCAAAAGAAAGGTTAGACTTGCTACTATTTTAGGTACATTTCAGGCATCTTTGACTAATATCAGAAGATTAAGGAAGAAATGGACAGTAAATACAGAAGAAGAAGCCTTGCTTGGAGTGTCATTAACTGGTATAATGGATAATACTTTTATGAACGGAAATAATAAAGGCAGAGGTGTGTCCGAATGGAACAGTGGTAATAAAAACCTACCAGATTTTCTGTTGTCCTTAAAGAAAGAGGCAATAAAAACAAACAAAGAATGGTCAGAGATGCTTGGAATCAATCAAGCAACCTCTATAACTGCAATCAAACCTAGTGGTACTGTCAGTCAGTTGGTGGATTCGGCATCTGGAATACACACTAGACATAATGACTACTATTTGCGTAGAGTCAGAGCAGATGCTAAAGACCCGATTGCTATGTTGATGGAAGATGAAGGCATACCTTGTGAGCCAGATGTAATGAAACC